CCTTCACCACCGGGGCCTTCACCACCGGGGCCTTCACCACCGGGGCCTTCACCACCGGGGCCTTCACCACCGGGATCTTCGCCCACACTAGTAAGCCCGAGTGTTTTTCCATTTTCTCCATAAAATAATCCAGCTACTTCTATTCCGTCTACAAACAACCTCATCATATCATTATTTGAGTTAGCTCTATAGTCACATCTAACTCTGTGCCAAGAATTTCTCTTCCAGTCCATCTCGGCCCCAATCATATGCTCATTATCGGGACCGAATATACCGAATATAAGCCGACCGCGATCTCCCTTAAATATGGAAATTACGTTATTACCAAGGTCTAATGGGCTATAAGTTACGACGACATCTACATCTGATCCAGGGAGGGCTTCCCTTAAGCTTATGCTTCTTCCGTCCGCACCGAGCTTAGCTCCGAGAGAAAAATCTTTCTGTACACCAGTTCCTCCGGCTAATTTGCCTGTAATTTCGCTTCTATAAATTTCATCAAATAAGATTTCATCAATTTCAGACCGAGAATAAAACTCAGAAAATTCTTTCTTATTCTCAAGAAGCTTAATGCTAATGATCTTTCTGGCAGACGACGGCAGCGAAAGCTCTGTTGATGAATCTGATTTTATACGCTTCCTTGTGGCGGAACTTATTTCTACAAATGATCTTTCATCTGGATCTCGTATGGTATCAATTAAGGGAGATATCCAGAACTCTATACTTCCGCCCTCTTTTCTAAAATAAGAAAGATCATTTTGAATTACAAGAGGGGTAGTGTTGAAGAATTTAGCTGATTGCCCAAAGTTGTCATTGACGCTGTTAGAGCTTATAAGCATTTTATCAGATCTTAATAGTTTCGCCTCATTAAAGACAGGACCTCCCTGGGCTTTGTGGCACTCAAAGAAAGTTCTTGTAGCCTGATCCACAGAGAACCCCATTCTAATCATTTTTGATTCAAACAATTCTCTGTCATTTACAGCAAGAAGAAGCGCTTCTCGATCTTCTAAGTCTAATTTAAATTTATAATTTCTATCTGTATTTAGAAACTCTTTCTGTCTGAGCTTTCTTGACTGCAGCTTTATCGGATCATCAAAGTGAACTAGTAAAAGTGTTTGATCATCTGGACAACTTGGATTAGGATCTAAGTATTCCTCAGTTATGCTTCTTGTTCCACTGGTCAAAGATTCAGTTGGCCTAGTATCACTAGACATTTCTGTGACAATTTTATATTCATCAATAATTCCATTAAACGGATTCTTACCAAACAAATCAGTTCCAAGATAAATACTTTGTCCAACCTGTGGAATGTTTATATTCAAATATGCAGGATATTCGATCCTATAACTTCCTGGGTTTAACTCGAATGGATCATCTGATCCAAATATATTGAATACAAGAGCTCCACTAATCCATCTGTTTATTTCTGCATAAATTCCCTGATTATTCTGAACTGTGATTGGATCACTCTCTAAGATCTCTAGAACACAAGGCTCATAATCTGGATCAGCAAGAATCAAGTTTCCTCTAGCTGAATCTACAGAATAAAATATTTTACTTCCATTTATAATTCCATTTCCACTTATAAGAAAAGTTTCAAAATCAGATCCATCAGCTGTGTCTCCAAATATAGTTACGCTGCTTATGTCTGAACTTACATATCCATCAACAATGTCCGTGCAGAAGCTGATATTATCGGAATCTATGTTTACAGATAATAATCTTCCCCTATTTTCTCTGGCCACCTGTGTAGACTGAGAGCTAAGTTTATATTGACCGGTTGGGTCAGATAATTTAGTTAGAAATGTTCCGAGATAAAAATCTCCTATATCAGTTATAGAATCAAGCGCTGGAATATATCTCGGCTTAATAACCTTGGTTATCATAACATCGGAAAGTGATACAGGTTCTACGCCGTATGACAGCAAAATACTTTCAAACCCTGGCCCCCCCATTTGGCTATAAGAACTTGAAGATAGCACTATATCTTTCTTTACTTTACTGAATGATAATCCAAAGGTTTTTATATGAATATCTAGATCTGAAAATTCTACGCTAGCCACCATATTACAATCGCTATCCTCTCCGACAAATTGAATAAGCCTAGTATCTAAGTTAACTCTGAATTGTGGTTTTATAACTCTGCTTCCATTTGTTACTACGATTTTATCATTTACAATTGTGTATTCTATTCCGCTAAATTCCTCTGAAACATTTTGAGAGTTAGTTTTAAAGATAGCATAAGATCCGTTTTTTACATCAGTAAGAATTTGGCTTGTTATTCCTGCGGTTGGAGCTAATGTGAACGTTATTTGGGAATCTGAAGTATTAAAAATAACTGGATCTAGCGTCTGAGCGTCCAGAATTGTGACTCCAGACCCAACTACTGGGCCTATCAAGAAGTTTCCGCCAACATATATTCCCGCTAGGACTGCAGCCTCAAATATAATTGATCGACCGAAAAGGGCATTCCCACTAAAATTAAGACTTTCCGAAGAAAAGACAGATGATCCGGCCAAAATTGTACCGTCAGTATAAGAATCATAATAAACTATGTTATCCTCGACTAAGCCTTGGAGCATTTCCTTGCTAACATCTGAAAATTTATCATTTACCCTGGTTTTTACATGACCACCGAATCTAAAAAGACTTGGGGCCTCTAGCCCATCAATAAATAGATGCATTTCGTCTTTTTCATAAAGAGTATTCAGCTTCCAGCTGGCAGCAATATGGCGAGCAATATTTGGCTTAAAATGCTTAATGCTTGTAGCAATATTATATATTCTTCCTTCTCCGTGCCTTTCTATGGAATTATCATGTATCCTGAAGTTTAAGAATCCCTTCCCGTCTTTGAAGATAGATATTCTATTTTTACTACCACTCTCTCCGGTATCAAAAAGATATCTCAGCCTATCAGACGTAAATGTAATTTCATCAATATCATAAACTGCCGAAGAAACATAGCCATCTGCGTAACCATCTGCGTAACCATCCACACCACTGTTAGTCGTATTGAACGCAAATTCTATTTTTGAATCTGTAGAGACAAAGATATCATCAGCCTCCAACAGTCCGCTTCCAACCTCCTCTCTTCCGTCGTACTCAATTAAAGAAATATCAATTAGATTGCCAGAAAAAAGATTATGATATGAGGCAGAGCTCATTAGCTCTCCATCGAATAAATGAACAGCTATAAACGGCTCACTCAATAATGAAGATAGATTTGCTGAAGCTTCTTCAAAATCACTTAACGCTATGCTGCTTAAAATTTCAGTATCAGTTTCTACCGTTATTATTCCATCCTGCTTCCTTATGATTAATTCTTTAAAATTTCCATCGCGATAGTCAAAGAATAATATGTCTAATATGCCTCCAGACTCGCCATCGAGAACCAGCAGGACGGGCTGGCCGGCATTTGACACTCCTAGTGATAGCTTTATATTTACCTCTCCATCAAAAACATGAAGGGGCGAAATTCCCGTTAGACCTCCAGATATAACTCCGTTAAAGTTAGCAATGTCAGAACTTATTATTCCAGAATCTGTTTCTAAAACTCTAAAATCAATAGTCGCGGTCCAATCACCCTCAGAGCATGGTAATCTAGAAAATAATGAGTTTCTATTTATTGAATCTCTATTATCTGGATCAATAGCCGAAGTTGATGGGCCAGCTCTGTATATTCCGCCAGGAATGGCTGTATTAAAATTACCTGATTTATCCCAGAATCCGATATCATTTTCCGAACCTCCTAGTAGAAGATTTATAATGCCAGAATCAGTTTCATTTATCCTTCTCCACCCGCTGCTCTCAATGAGTCCATCGCCACAATATCGATAATTTGCTGAGCAAATTATTCCGGAGGCGCATGAGTCATCAGCCTTTCGATAAGATCTTAAAACAGAGGAAAATTCTCCGTCTGTCAAGATTCTCCCAGAGAATATATGATTGACATATATATCAGAGAATTCAAGGCTATATTCTGATCCAATAACATTTACTGAAGTTGGAAGTGATATTTGCTCTCTTGATCTGGTCCTAAAAATCCACTGACCGGAATCAGCCGACAAGTCGGATAGGCATAGGTCATCAAAGCCTATAAACACACCTTCGGAAGTGTCATAATTAAACGGGAAGCCAACGGATGTATCTGGTGAATCGTATTTATTGACCACGAAAGGAAGTTTACTGGGATTTTTTGCAAATTTTCCAATGTATATATCAGATAGATTAAATCTATTAAAAAGATTATAGGAGAAATTATTTACGTTTATTACAGAGCCACATGCGCGATCCAAAGTTCCAATAGCGATTTTATCTGAGAGACTAACATCGCTACTTACCGGCAGATCAACTAGTGAAGAGAGATTAAATCTCGAAAAGATATAATCTTCATCTGCAGAGTTAATAAGGTCCGTGTAAAAGAGAGTAATAACCTGCTTGGCAGTAGTTAGTGCCGAAGACAATGTAATTATAACGCTATTTGTTACCGGATTTCTAACTATACTTACATCTAGGTAATCAGAACTCCAATCTACGATAAAACTTTTTTCCTTATATCCGAGAACCGCTGCTGATGCAGTATTCTCCTTAGTCAGAACGGAAGCAACCTGATAAGATAAGACCATATTTCCTTGAGGGTTATAGTCATTGATAAATGCAGAGCCCCTGGCCGTAATTTCTTGATGATTTTGAGGAATTTTATTCAGAATAAAACCAGAGATACTATCAGGAATGGTTGTCGTTATATCACTTCCGACGGCATCAATAAATCCAAAGACATCATATATAGCGCCTCTTGAATCTGTAACCTTAAACACAGAAGGCTTATCAATATAAATAACATTTTCGTCTGAAATATTAGAGATATCAATTGGTGCATCAAATGTAATTCTAATTGATTGAAAATCCTTATCTCGGAAATCAGCCAAATCAGAAACAGTATCTGTTACAGAGCATCTGCAGCTTCGCGTTATATGAAGGCGATCATATTTCGGTATCTCATTGAAATCTAGGTTTAGATCTTCATCAGCAATAATGAAAGTCCGAGCAGCCCCGAGAGAATCTGTAACAGGCCTTAGGGCAAGCTGCAAGAACAACAGTTTATTATCATCTCCTATTGAGATAAACCCAGGAGAAGCATACCCCGCGAGAGCTTGACTTGGGCTCTTTCCAATAAGATTCCATGGAACATTCACTATAGATTCATACAACCCTAAAGCTCCATCAGTTGGTGCGGAAACCGGAGTATCTGCCGCTGTACCGAGAATTATAGATGGTATGCTGAAATTATCTATTTTAATGGAAACAGAAAGGTCGAGCCTTGTAGCTCTAGTTAAAGTTTCTTCACTCTTCACAATAGCATTTGGAGCAATTTCTAAAATCTCTTGCTCGCCAGCAAGAACTACATTGCTATTATGTATTGTTATGCTGGGAAGCGAAGTATCTATTCCGCCATCTCTATCGTCATCTGGGAATAAATTAAAATTATTTTCATAGCTAAAAATATCTGATCCCAAAGTATATTTATAGACCTTCGTTCCAATATTATCTATATCAACCGTTATATTTGCATCGTTATCTATACCTGCCCAGTATGGTACGACCCAAGAAGAAATTGTTCCTTCATCCAAATTTAGATTAGAAATGGCTGGGGTAGTAACTACCGTTCCCTCCGCCACTTCTAGCCCTTCTTTAAATTTGCAATTTGCGAACTTAATTGGACCAGAAATGCTTACCTCTTCTGGCTGCAGAAAATCTCTTCCGAGAATCCAGCTACCAAATGCAGATTCTGTTATCTCAGGCTCTATATCGGTAAAAGATTCAATCAAAGTATTGAAAGACGACCTTATGGGTCCACCTGTAAACGCCTGCATAACGCCACTTAATGCATTTCGATATAACTCTCTATCAATATTTAGTCCAAACTTTTGGAAAAATGGAATCTTAGTCAAAATTCCAAAGTTCTTACGAAGAGCCTCTCTTAGCGCCCCATACTTGTAAGTAACGAAGTACTCTTCTCCCTCGGCTATAGCGCTACCTATGGACCAGTCAATCTGGTTATCACCATATTCGTATGAGATATAAACATCATCATAAGAATATGTGTAGTTGAAGTAAATTTTTCCATATCTATAATCTATAGCGACTTCTGTACCTACGGTTGGGGTTCCGCTGACGAGGTAGCTAACCAAAACTATATCATTATCCGAGCCAATGGACCCTGGGGCGAAAGAAACATATGCACCAAGCGAATCACTTATAACGGTGAAATCGCCAGCCGACAGAGTTTTGTTTGTCGATATATTTTCTATTTTAAAAACTGATGCAAAATTAACATCGGATATCCGAACCAGAGTGGCTCCAGAATCCTTTACCACTCTTGTTCTATATTTCTTTTTTAAGTCAATAACATTATTTTCAAAAGAAACATAGGATGAATCATAAAGATTCTTTCCACCATCAATTACCGTCTGGAGGGCACTCGTCGCATTAGCCTCACCAATTCTTTTTGCCGGGTCTTTAGATCCGAGGCCATAACCTTCTAAGAATTTTTCATCAATAATTGCCTTTATTGATGAAATATTATGTTCGACTACGACGGTGTAGTCGGAAAGAACCTTATTGACTTCCTGCAGGATACCAGTCAAGTCTCTGGCAGATACTCCGCGATTTAATATTAAACTTGTTTCCAAGTCATCAATATTAATGGAATTATTGGTGTTTATGACTTTGTCATAATTTATAACAGAACTATAGACTGTATCATTAGGGGCTAGCAGCTTTGAGGCCTGAGATACTGCAATTATATTGGAATTTCTAGTTAATGATGAGTTAAATTTATAGTCTATAGATCCAGACTCATAATCTTGTCCAGTGGATACCGCCAAGTAAATCTTGCCATTATCGTAATCTACACTATAATCTCCGGGCTTTCTGAGCCTAGATATATTTGCCAGAGTATTATCATTGTTTGACGCTACAAAAGTAGATTTAATGGAGCTGCTAGCAACCCTCTTTAGAGACGGAGCCGTTGTGGACGATTTGAAATATTTTTCATTTAAAAATACTGATTCATCAGAGAATAAAATTGAACTATTTAAGAACGATCCAATTGAATCTTCTGTGTCTCCAATAATCTGAGTATTTTCTAGGCTAAAAACATATCCTAGTGGCCCTAAGGTTACATCTTCTCCAAGGCTTGGAGCTTGAGCTGATAAGGCTATTCCGAATGAGTTTACCAGGCCATTTGAATCAGGGCTTCCAAAAAATCTTATCTGAATATCTTCGACAGGATCGGTCCCGCCTAAGCCAGTACTTCTAACAAAATAATCCTGAGAGCCTAAATTTATTAGTTCGGATGGAATTCCGGGAGAAAATCTAATATTAGAATTAGAAAGAGCGCTTCTTATCTGAATTTCAAATGCTGGACAAACAAATTCTCCAGCGGCAACAAGATCTTCTTGTTCAACTTGGTCAAAGCTTGCCTCTTCTGAGCCAGACTCCTTAAACTCAGGCGACCTTCTTCCGGCAAAGAATATTTCATCATCCGTGTGATATAGCGGCTGATAAACTTCTCCGGTTGTTTGGTTGAAAACTCTAAATACATCAGTTATTGGCGTATTTTTTGGGCTAATTGAAAATGATGAAGAAAATTTATTTTCAACATGCTCATTAAAAATCTCAGTATGACAAGGTGCTTCGTAATCGACTCCTTCTGCAAAAACTTTTTCATAAGTATATTCTATAGAAACTTCTTCGTCAACTAAAATCCTAGTTTCTGAGGCAACTATCTCATTATTATTGATATAGAAGTCTAAATTTTTGACAAAAGAATTTCTGTATATATATGATGCGACTATTGGCCTGCTCCCAGTGCCTTCTCCTATGATTTTTGGTCCGACGACGATGACCTCGCCCGTGCTATAATTTATAGCATATTCCCCGATTTTTGACGGAAGCTTTGATGTGTCAAAAACTAGTTCTCTTTTGAATTCTGCTGGAGTATCAGTAGATGCCTGACCGTATAGGAATGATACCCCGCCTCTCTCGGGAATTTCATTATGAGAATCTACAACTGGGGCGTGCTTCAGGAAGAATCTTGTTATATTGGCCGGAATAGACTCCTGTGGTATAGCTTTTAGATTAAAAATTTCCAATGAATCTTCGTTTATCTGAATTCCAGAATCTTTATACAAATAAGATATGATAATTTTATCACCAAGCTTTGGCTCGTCAATATTTCCAAATTCAGATAATAAAATCTGATTTGAATTTAAAGAAACATTTTTAAATCCATATTCTGAATCGTAACGATTATTTAAAATTGAATATTTATAAATTGATATATTATATTCTGTTCCCAAGTCGCCATCGCAGTCAACTACATCATCTGACTTGATGTGTATTAGTTTATTGAGCTTAATAATATCTTTTTTCGGTAGATTAATCAAAAATCCATCAAAAGAGGCTCCGGTTGTTCCAAGGGATATTTCCTCGGAGTCAACAGCTACCTCTTTTGCGGAGATGGGATATTTCGGAAAAGCGGAATGCCTTGGAATTGCTGAAGTTGAGTTATATTCGACTTCCCTAAAGATAGGCAGCTCGCCAGTTCTTTTGGAGGAAACTTTTTCAACCAGAAATGCGCCCTCATTTGCTAGGCGATCTGTAGCTCCTGAGCTTCTTATTCTTCTCTCGTCTATAACTGGCTCAGAAATATAATTATCGCTCAGGAGCTGACCCACATGCTTCTGCGCTCTATATAGCTCCTCCGCTTGGTTATCAATTAGGCTTGTTAAATTAGAATTATCTAGCTTATAAAGAGACGGAACATTTTGAATAATTCTATCTCTAACAGGATTGTAATTTTTCAATCCAAGGAAATATAAGTCTCGGCTTAAATCATCATTTATTAAGGCTACGCCATCGACAGACGAAAACTCTGAAGCCATGGTATCAACTAGCTTTAGAATGTAATAATTACCAGCAATCTGAGGCTTTGTGGTAACCACAACAACATTATCGGCTACCACCACCCCGGTAACCTCTAGATCGTTAATATTTCCGCTTACAGAGACTACGCTAAAATTTTCAATACTTAACGTCTTAGATAGATTTTTATTAAATGTTACCTTTAGCTCTGTACTGGATGGTATTGAAAATAATGTTGGTCGAAGCATACCTTTCCTTAATTTATTCTAAACTTATTCCTTGAAATAGCCTCAAACAATATTTCACCTGGAGAGATCGATTGATTATCAAGAGCTTTAACAAATGGGACTCTTCCTGTTTTTCCTGATTCGTTAAAGACATTAATATTAACAGAGTCAACTCCGTCTATTGCTGCGGCTGTAGCAATTATATCAGAATAATCCACTGTGCCTCCCAAGACAGATGTATTGAGGACGTTAGATACAGCACTTATCACATTTTCAACTATTTTATCAGTATTTGCCAACGAGTTATTATTTATAAGTAAGGTTCCCTGAACGCTTATCGGTATATTTTCGGCTTCTTTTATAAGAATATCTGCAGTTATAGGCCGTACTCTCTCGGCTTCTATAGTAGAGTTTATAATAAGCTTATTAACATTATACGAAATACTTATTCTTTCTCCCTCTTTTGGAGCAAGAAAGTCATAATCAACATTATAGGTTATACCATTTTCCGGCTGGTTATCTGCATCTAATTTAATTGATCCTATTAGATTTCCTGTGCTTGATCTAAATCCCGAGGAAACAGATACTCGATCTATTATTCCGAATCTATTTTTTGTAGATTTGCTAGCTGAGCTTGAGAAGTATAGCTCCTCACTGGCATCAAGATTATATAGAAGTAGCTCTATTCTAACTTTGTCTTCGGCCGTCAATGATACTGCAGTATTATTGGGAGTAGATGGAATTACAAATGCATAATTATCAAGTGATGAGCTTGAAAGCGCAGTTCCAACTGAATACTCTGATGTTTTAAGTTGAACTCCAAGAGTATCTAAAGATGTAGTTTCGTTACCATCGCTATCAAGAAGGGTTATCGCATCTATTTTCGCTATGCCTAAATTTGACGAAAGAGTTGTTAAGCCGAGGGCAGATAGTATGTCGTTTTCTAGATCGCAAATTAGTCCGCTTATAGATACTCCTGCCGTTATGTCTAATGTATATCGATTTAAGGTTGTGCCTGTTACTTTTATTTTTCCAGGATTTGTAATTCCAGAAACTCCAATTTTTACATGAGTTGGGCCAAATCGGCCTACAGGCACTGGACCAGAACTGACAGAATTATCATAAAAAACAGGCTGATTAGAGGCCGAGGATCCATCTCCATTTAATGAGGTTAACCTATTTGAGGAGTCAACGCTTGTTATTGGTAAGTTGGACAGACTAACCTTCGAATAAATAGAGCTTGTATCAATTACATATCTTACATAAACTGGCTCTTCTGCAAAATAAACCTCTTCTACTCCATCTAGAATACCTTCTGCGTCTAATATTCCATCTGACGGGAGAACTACGACATTGTTATAAGTAGATGCATCGGAATTGCCTATGTCAAATATTTCGCCTTTATTATAATGAACAGTCACTATGTCTCCGACGCTTCCGACGGAATCTGATGGAAATATTATCGTCTTTGAATAAAATGAGCCATCATCTTCTTCCGTTTTGTATAGCTCCAAAAGATCAGAGCTTCTTTTGATAGAGATTATATTGTCAATAGATCTGTCTGATTCAGACAAAGTAATTCCGATTGTCGTTCCTCCGTCTATTGTGCTAACACTAGCAATTGTAGCGGTAGCTAGCTCCTTGACATAAGCCGAGATGACTCTGCTGATGCCATAATCAAGAGAAATTTGAAAACTCAAATCATCATCTGATTTTTCAATAATCGATTCTTCCTCGAAAATTCCACCACTCTGGGTCCAATCAATAACATCAACTACAGATGGGGCCTTAAATTGTGATGGATTACCTCCAGCAAAATCAATATGTCTATCGAAAAATTTTCTCCAAGTATAATTTACGCTCAGAATATCGGCAGGAGTTGGAAGCGACTTTCCAGAAATTTTAATAACGCCAGTTCTATTCAGACCATCAGAATCTAGATTCTGATCAATAACCGAATAGACTTCTCCTGTGGTTTTGTTTTGAACCCGAGCCGCCCTAACCATTGGGGTTTGTCTTAGCGTAATGAATTCTCGATTAGCCTTACTTACTTCTGCGTTTTCTGATGCTTCATTTAGGTCTATATATACATTGTTTATGTTATCAATATCAGAAAATGCCAACAAATCTAATCCAAATAAAATTCCTTTTGGAATCGACTCTGCTTCAACATCTTTTCTGCTTGAAATAAAATGAATTTTATCAAATCCAAATGGGCTTCCACCAGTCTCTGGATTTAAATCTTTTTGTAATTCGAAATTACCTCTCTTAACTCCATCTTCATCAAGAAATGCTTCAGTTAATGCTCCAGACGAACTTCCTATAACAAACGCTACAGAGTCTGCTGGCTGTGCTGGCAAAGATCCAGTTTTAAATGCCAGCACTCTTCTTTCTTCTGATGTTCTCGTCTGATCCTGACCAGACTGGCCCAAAATGAAGTCATTTCTCTCATCGTTAATTCGCCCAACCCCGGATAGGTCTGTGAAAATATATGATTCAGAGACTTGCTCGACTTTTCTTCCAAGGATATAAATATCTACCTTACCACCTGTTCCTGAGCTTAGAATTCTGCTAGTACCATCATCAAGTTCTAAGGTTTCTGTTCCATCTCTTAACATTAGAGAGTTTCCGGGCTCAACAACTAGCGCATCTAAGACACCATTAACGCCTAGAATTGAATTTCTATATCCTGCTGAAGTTCCAATATTAGCTCCACTGAATATAGCTAAAATTCGTGATCTAAACGAATCATCACTCTCATTATTCGAGCCACCAATAGTTGACGTTAAATTTATAACAGAAACAGCATTTTGTAGGTTTGTTTTTATTATCTGCAAAGACGCAACATTGCCAGATGTTCCCGGCCTAACGGCTTGAATAGGAACTTCTATTGCATATGTGCTATTTAATCCGGCAATATTTAAAGCCTTTCTGAGTCTATTCGCATTCGCAGCTAAACGATTTTTATCAGCCGCAGACATTACATAGTTTCCTATCGTCCGAAATCCTATTCCGCCTCTTGATGTATTTAATGTTCCATTTGGAATTGGTATATCAGCAACCAAACTATTGGTTCCAAAAATGAGAATGCCACTTGCTGAAGATCCGGTACTCTTTGAAACTCCGAAGTTAGCCGCCAAACGTTCCAAGTCCCTACCAGATGTTGTTGCCAAAGATTGTTTTTCTGAAACTAAATTCAATGCCGAATATAATCTTGATATTTCGTCAGCCGGAAGATCTACGAAAAGATCTCTAGATACAGATCCGGGCTTGGTATCAAGGCTTGGCTGTGAAAACCCTAATCTCTGAATCATCGTGGATACTATTTCGCTAAATGATCTAAAAGTCGCCATTCTTTCCCCTAAGCTATTCTTACTGTAACAGAGCTTTCTACTCTGTCTAATTCTTGAGTTAATACAGAAACAAATATATTATACAATCTTGGATCAACCTTATCTCTTGTAACCTCCAGATTTAAAATATCTATTATAATCTCTCCTGGGCTAAGCGACTGCCTTCTTGCTTGCGCCCGCTGTAGAGACATTAGATTTCTTATTGCCGATCTAGCAGAAGATGTTATATCTAATGATATAAGCTTGTCATCAGCGTGGGATCCAACCTGAAGCTTTCCAACATGACTTCCATATTTTGGATGAAATTTGTTGTCTCCCAGGTCAGTTAAGAGAATTTTTAATATATCCTGTCTTAACTTTGAGTTCCCAGTAACAGATGAAACAGTCCCATCTGTGTTTATTTTCAAATCTCCATTTTCTAATCTTAAATCAAAAGACATATTACTTCCTTGTAGTTCCCTATTTTGTTATAAAAATAATAGAAATATTGAAATGAGGAAGAAGGCAAATATCTACTAAATATTAGTCGTCGTACATGAATACGGCAGTTTCTTGCGTAGAAATAATCAGTCGAACAAGCTCGTACGCCTCATATGCTGCTTCGGATACCTTCTCAACAGCATTCGCCATGCTGAACTCCAAAGAATAATCATCAAAAAATCCATCTGAAAACTCTGCCTTCATATAATCAAATTGCTTGTCCGTAAGTAGGGATAGTAATATATCTTCTGGAACAGAAAACAAAGCTATCGTAAAAGCGAGAACGTCTATAGACCCGACGCCTTTTGCTACTCCTAAATCTGCACCAATAGCGGCCCTATCTGGATCGGCTTTTTTCGCTATTTCATCTTTTTTGGTATTTACTTCTGAAATCTTTGATTCAGCCCATCTTCTTGGAATATCTATAGAAGATAGAACTGCGCCCATTAGATGAGCATCTTTAACGGAAGATGATCTAGCTGTACCCTCCTGAAGGTCAATGGTATCAAATGATGTATTATCTCCTAGCAGAAGAAGAATTGAATCTTCTACTGTTTTTATTAAATTATATTTATCTAATTCTGGATCAGACTTAACCTGTTTTGTCTCTGAAGCAACATTCTCAGGATCATCTTCTTCAGCTTTAGTTGGAATTCTCTTTGTTCTTTCCTGCACAATATTCATTGAGGCAACTTTTTCTCTAATATCTAATGCTAAACCATATAATGCGGTAAATAGTCTGGCTATAAGCAGTGATTCCAATAATCCAAGCTGAGACATGACACCTTTGAACGTTATATCCTTTTGAATAGAGCTAACTGAAGTTGGAGGCTGAGATGCGCTATCAGAGTATGTTTCGTTAGTTCCGGAAATTACATCTAGTCTAATTCTTATTATTGCTTCTAAGAGAGTTGGGCGCATCCTATGCGTATTAATGGTTCTTAAACTATTTGGAAGAAATGGTTCAGCAACTATTTTTCTTGTTTCATTAATACATTTCGCAATCCGCTCGTCCTGTACTGGCGGAAACAATAAGTAGGAATATTTCCAAAAATTATTAGCTAAATCTAATCGTCTTACTGATTGATCTGGTACCTTCAATACATATTCCTTAAATAAAGTTGAAGTATTCTGAACATTAATTGATGGCTCTAATAGAAAAAGAGCCTCAGTGAGCATAGCGAGCAAATTTCTATCCGTAGCAGCATTGGCCGTTTGCCCAGGTCCAAAAAGTCCTGATAAATTAAATAATCTTGTTCTCGACGCATCTATCTCTTCTGAGTCCTCAGAAATTTCCGAAGAGACATCGCTTACTACTTTCCGGGCCAACTCTTTGGCTTCCTCTGATGTTGAATCGCCTACTCCCTTTAAGGCGGATAAAGTTTCGAGAATACTTGATAATTCTTCAGTTTTCTCAAATCCTATTTCTTCCAAATCAGCAATTGGGTTACGATTGCCTATTAGATCAAAAATCTCATCACCATATACTGTCGGCCTACTCTCTCGCCCAAGCTGTCTTGTGTCAAGAACTACCGCAGTATATCGATCTTTATTTAATCCATCATTATGCCTAACTCCATCAGAGGTCATATAAGTAAGTTTTGCGTCTTCATCAATATCGGCGGAAGATGGCATCCCAAGCATTCTGAAGAACGCATTCTCATATGACTCCAAAACAGCCTCGGAATCTACAATCTCCTCAAAGCTTAAATTATTTCCTTCTTGGTCTGGAATTTCTTTTACTAATTCAAATGGAAGAAACGAAGATCTAATCCTTCTAAGATCAGCGAATAAAGAGCTAAAATTTTCATTAATTTCAGCAAACATCTTTACATATTCTTCGCCACTTATATTACTTAAAAATGAATCTACTTGATATTTATACTTTAGGGTGGCAAGCGCCTTGCTTAACGCTATTCCAAGAAAAGAATCTTTCTTCAAATTCTTATTAACTTTATTTAAAATATCTGCCATTTTAATTCTCTAATTTTGTTCCAAATGTTTGTGGAGTTGGCTTAGAAGACTTGGCACTGTTCTCTCTGTCCTTATCTCCAGATGAAGATGAGTCTATTCCTTTTGCAAACAGAATTGTCAATATTCGATCCACTTTAGTTAGCGCTCCGGGCGCGAAAACTTCTTCTGCCTCAGCTATTGATATCGCAGAATCATCAACACAATCTACTTTTGCTTCCAGTTCATCTGTTTCTGGGATTATTATACCCCTATCTGTAACAGCCTGAATAACTGTTGAGCAAACAGTTGCTCTAACCTTAACAATTCCTGCGGCTGGAGCTGTAATCGCAAACGTATATTCTCCTCCATTTTTTTCGAATATACTTGCCTCATTTCCTTCAGATGGAGATGCTAATTTTGCCCCTCCTGTATCATCCCTTAGAAAATCTATCTTAATGGAATCTGTTAGATCTAAAGCCGGAGATAATACGTCATCATAGCAGTCTCTTGGGGTTATGTTTATAACAGCCTTACTGCCTACTGTTACAATCGCAGAATCTCCAACTCCAGATGCATACTCCATTGCTCCGGTAATTTTCGGGAATCCGTCTAGCTCTTCATCAAATTCAAGCTCATCAACAATATCAAAATTAATCAGATTTGCCAAACCCTCTTGCTCTGGATCTATAAAATCCGTAAGAGGAGTTTCGTCTTCGTCATTTAGTAACTTGAAAGATGTATTTAATGGGTTAATCACAAATCCACAGATATTATCAATTTCACCTTCGTAGCAATCTTTAAGTATGTTATATTGGTCAATAACATCGCGAACTGATATCTGCTCTGGCACATTGCCAAGCTCCAAGAAGCTTCTTACTTTGGGAATTATTCCAACTGGAACTCCATTTAAATCTTCTATCGTGCTACTAAAGTAATCCAAGAAAGCCTGAGTACACTCAGAGAGAGTTGTTATGCTATCCTCTATTGTCTCTGTGTCTGTGAACCCCGGCAGATCAAGAAGCAGCTCTGTCGGGCCAGATGCTCCGCATGCTGCGGCAATATCATCGGCTAATTGGCGCATGTCCACAATATATAGAGTCGGAAAGTCAAAGACATTAATCGTATTGGCAGCCCTTGTTATGGCGTCAATGTCTTCGGGTGAACCTCCAACATAATTATAGTCGCCCACAGCAGTTCCATCTGCAAAAAATTCAAAAGGCTGATCAGCACTGTCTGCAATTGCATTATAATTGGCTTGCTGCCAAATTAGTATCTCTCCAGCATTAATTTCATGATCATTCTCAAGAGCCTCAAGAGAGGCGGCCTGGATTGAAGCAGGATCGGGATTCAGCTCTGCAAATGACAGGTATATTTCTCGGCCCTCTACCGCAAAAGCTTTCTTGGGCGCAGTTGGAAAGTTCATCATTTTTGCGTGAATAGCGGTTATTGCCGGAACTCCGTTCACATCCTCAACTATAATTCCCCCCTGACCAGTACCGGGTTCTTCGACAAAATAGATATTAAACTCGTCATCTATCAAGGCGATCATCGGGATTGATCCGAATGTCTTGGTCACTTCAACCGGAGTAAATTCGGCAGATAAAGTATCAGGGTTTACCCCAGGCTCTTGAAGTTCAAATGTTACAGTTAGAGGCTTAGGCTGGTAGGTTCTAGCTCCATTTAAATCGGCCCCTCGTTCTAGAAAGAATCCTCCAGTTGTATCTTTGTCGGACGCCCCATCGATTGGAGAGACAAAGCCTATGTCATCCATATCTCCTGCTATCTTCAGGGAGTTGCCGTCTGGCTTCAAAAAGCTAGGAGGAGAATCCAATGTTTGCAAATTATCTATAGTCTTTTTGTCGAAAAATGGAGCGAAAAATGGAATAAAGGCATGCGGAGCAGTTTTCCCACTCTCATTAAATTCAAACCAAACCATTCTCGGGTCAGGTCCTGTGAAGATTGCGAACTCCTTTGTTGATCTTGAAAACGAAAGTCCAAAAGTTCCTTCAAAGCTCCCTCCATTAAACCTTAGGCTTTGGTAATTAACGTTATCATGCTCTCCGTTTCCGTCTAAGTCTCCCTCGAAAAAGCCTCCCTCTTCAATTAAAATATTGTCTCCCGTCAGACTGCTCCTTATGCCGGGCAAAGGCCTTCCGCCAAATCCGGTATTGTCAGATACAATTTCAACACCGGAAGCTTGCTCTGATACTTCCGATAAAATGCTTCCAAAATCAAAAATCGCTGGAGGTGTATTTCCTGCCGAACCTACGTCATCAACCGGAAGAGTAGTGTACGTTTGAGCCATAGGGAGAAGCGCATCCGGAACTATTCTTCCGGCCGGAACAACCTTGCTCATGATTAATCCGGCCAATTGAGATGGATCTATACAGGCCTCTTCATCGGCGTCTGTTTTGATCTGACATGGGAATGCGAAGGTTAAACTTAGTAGCTCTAAGAATAGAGCTAAAACGTTAAGAATCGGGTCAAGAACAGTTAGGTCGGCCTCAAGGCTCGCTAAGTGCTCAGCAATTGTTTCTTCTAAAGCTATAATAGCAGGATAGTTCTTCTGCTCTATTGCGTTCTGTAGTGCAGTCGAGATTTCGTTAATAGCGTTTATAATTCCAAGAACCTTTATTATGATACACAGGAGAAGCTCAACAACATGCAAGACCAATGCTAGCGCCATAGCGGGAACGGCCAGCTGAGGAAGCAACAAAATTAGATCATACAGACAAAGGAAGAGTCTTATTATTGCAAATACCAGCGCAATCGGATTTAACAAAGCGCAAATTACATCTATAATGCAGAAGATAACCTTTATCGGAACTAACAAAACCTTGAAATTTCGCAGCTGCATAGTCAGCTCTGCAGTCAGGTGGAAGGACATATCACAGAAACTTTGAATCTGCTCCTTTGGAACATTTGCCTTGTCCAAAGTTACCGACATAAACTTCAGATATCTTTCTTCTAGCTTTTCCTTAAGATCAGAAGGGGAGCCTCTTTTGCTTCTGGCTCCGCCAGAAATGCTACTCTCGATCTTATCCTCCAGATCTATTGCTATATCATTTCCAAGCTGCCTTGCGATCTGCATATGCTTTTCGCTAGAATTTGTTAACGCTATTGAGATGCAGTTATCAGCGCCATATAGCGACAAACCAAGGTCTGGAGCCCTAACTTTGAATCGTTGATTAATGCCAACTAATTTAAAGCCAAGTATTTTTAATCTTCTGCCGCCTAATTCAACCTTTGTATCCCTTGTTGCTCCGCTGGCAATAATGAAGAAAGCCTTATTGGATTTCAGTCTAAAATCAGAAAACTTCAGATCCCCATTGGCAGAATAGCGAGCGCCTCCATCATCTTCTATTTCTATAATTTCTGGAACATTAAATTTTATTGCTGATGTTTGTCCGAATCTAAATGTTAAGGTTAATTTGAACTCAGTATTATCATCAGTCTGTTGTATAAATGATGTTGGAATTAAGGAATCTTTGTCAATATAAATATTATCAATATTTGTTCTGGTGAAATCGCTAGCCCTCGGCTCCATAGCTGAAGCACTCTGCACCAAACCATCAGCAGCCTGAGAAGCCAACTGTGTCAGACTCGACAGTTTGTCGGTCAGAGATTGTATGAGGGCAAGTCCGTCCTCCAGCAGTCCTAAGGCATCTGCGGCAGCGCCCGTGGCGGCTCCTGCGGCACTTGCAGCCGCACTAGATGGATCTGCACTTTCAGCCGCATCGGAAGCCTCTGTGGCGCTAGCAGAAGCTGCGTCGGCAGTTGTGAGCGCCTGATTGTAGTCAGCCTGTTTTTCTTCTATTTCTTGAATCTTTCCGTCAATATCGCTAACTTCGCCTTCTGTTGCTCCCTCTTTCTCTGATTCGAGAGCAGCCTTCTGTCTATCCAGATTCGCTAACTGCTCCTCTCCCTGCTCTTTAACTCTATCGATTCCGGCCTGAACTTCCGAAAGTGGAATCTGAGCCTCAGAATCACCTAATATATTTATCTTTACTATTTCTCCATGACTATTCTCTTTACTGGGATTAGCGTCAGAGTCGGATAAAAACATCCCATAAGTCTTTCCATCTATTTCACTTCCAAATATTAAATCAACACTTGGGTAAATTTTTATTGGGCTTGGGAACCTTAGAAAAGAAGTCGTAGGAGTAAATGCCCATTTCCCAGGATCTGTTTGGATCGGAATTGATGATAGCCCAAGATTAGCTGGGAAAATATTTGGATATGGAGATATTTGATCATAAAAAATATACGGTATAAGTTTATTTTCTTCAGATGCCAAAATCATGGCATCCTCACTAATAGATGGATCATTTTTAACAATAGAATCGTCTATTACCTCACCACTTCCTGAAAAGCTTACAGTTAGACGATTATATACTGTAGAGTCATAAGTAACGTTAAATCTTTTATCTTTTTTGGTTACAACAACATCAAGATATCCGGTATCCGTTATACCAGTTATATTGTGAAAGTTTGCCACAAGCTTTTCGGATTCGCCTTTAACGAATCCAAAACGATATTTAGTAATCTTCTTAGCACTTGATCCGGAACCTATGGTAAAGCTATATGATCTAGATTTTCTTGGCTCGTCGGGGGGACCATTAAATATAACTGCCAACCGTTCTATTTTGTTATTAGTTTTTAGCTCTGCTTGATACGCTATTGGACCGCCTTGGGTTGAATCTAGCCAGTCTATATATTTTCCGCAGCTATCAACTCCAGCCTTACTTATATTAGAAAAAGATTGATCGGTTCCGATCCCAGCACCAGACACTCGTATTGCTAGTCCGGTAATATGTGGAGGATTAATGAATGCAGGCTTATCTTCCTCTCCCTTTTTTGAGCCAATAGGAATTATGGCGTAATTAGGCTTCTGCAAGATAGGCGTTGCATCAGTAATTTTGGAATTACTAAGAATTATATAAGCTCTATAATTTCCACCGCTATAAGTAAGTTGATTAAATCTGCTTAAATTTAATTTTGATCCTGGCCCAGGAAATTTTAACTTAACCCTTCTGTTGGTACCATTATTTATTCTTGAAAAATATTCAGAGCCTAACTCATACTCAAGTCCTGTAGGGATTATAAGACTAGTATGATCAGGAGTGTCAAGAAGCGTATAAACAAGCGGAGAAGAAGACTTGGTAACCGTAGTTGGCCATCCAATATCTTCTTTTAAAATATCATTATTTTCCTGATTATTCAGAACACCTATATAGGCATATAATTCAAGTCCTTTTTTAAAAACTGGCTTATCATATCTCAATATAATTTCTGCATTTGTTTTATCGTCCATCAATAATGGAATAGAATCTATTTCTCTGCCAAATCTTGGGGCCTTCAAAAGATTTGGATCTTTGAAGGTAATTCTTGGGTCAGGAGCCGATGGAACATCTCCTATGACAGTTCCTTCTGACTCAATATTTATTAAAATAAAATCGCTTGTTATCCCCGTATCTAATACAATTTGTATAAAAAATTTACCAGTTCTTGTTCCAAATAGATTTTTAATTAAACTATCAGAATCGCTTGAGCTTAGGCTGAGCTGCTGGCTCTGGTATGAAATAGTTATTCCATCTGCATCAAATAAAATTCCATTACCGGGTTCGGTTTCTGATATTGCTTCATATAAGTATATAGAGCCAGAGCTAATAGGCTCTGTCAGCTCTATTGTTAGATTTTCTATATCAGAATTCTTATGAAGGACTGTTCCATCTTCCAGAAATCCGTCTGGAGTAAGGGAGCTAATAATAAAAGACTGCGGATTAATCTTTATGTTTTCCCCGGAAACTCGAATTATTTGCCCATATTTATCTACGGCGTAAAGAGCAAATGAAGATACTATTCCCGGATTATACAGACTAACGCCTGCATTATTTTCTCCAAATGGTATCTTCAGGGTAATTCCCTCCTCTCCGAGGGCCGGCGAGCCTAGAGCTATCCAATTTGCCGGAATTTGGCCTATATCTGTTAAAATATTTGGACAAACAAATGCAGCAAATGATCTTGCGGAACAAATCTTCTGATTAAACCATCGCTGATCATTCAGTAAATAAGTTTCTTTTGAAAAATCTCGTGAGCCAAGAACCATTTCTGGTCTATTCATTTCTCCTAACAAATCTGTTGAGCTTGTTGCTCCGATTAGTTCCGCAGAAACAGAAAGTGGAATACCAACGTCTTTATGGTCGTATAAGCTACCTAATATTACATCTCCCGCATATATCCTTGTAGAAAAAGAATCTTTCTTATAATCATCAAGGCTTTTCATTAATCTTTTTAGTTTTGTTTCTTGGTCTTTGGGTTTGGCACCAGGATTAGCAATAACCTCAGGATCAACAATGGCCCTCAAAGAATTCTTGAAGTAAGGCTTTGTAAGAACTGGGGCCGTAAACATCTCCAGAGCGTCATCTGCTTCGACAAATCCGACCGGCAGATTAACTAATTGTTGCGGAGCAATTATTGGTGATAAGAAATATTTATATGAAGAATCGTGTCCTTCTTCAGAGATAGTTAAAAATATATCACTTTCATCTGATGGATATGTTAGATCTGCGTCAATTACTTCGATATCTGGAGGAAAAGCATGGTCAAAAACTATTGCCTTATAATCCTTGCTCTGCTTATTTATAAGCTCAAAGCAAAAGAATAAATTTTCATCATCTGATGTGCCTTCTAGATTAATAACTCCTGAGCTATTTCTTCCTGATAAATCTGGAGTCTTTATGTATAAAGATCCATTTACTTCGGTATAGTATCCTATTACTCCTTGAGATTTGCTGCTTTCTATAAAATCTTCTTTTATATGAAAAATTGGAAAAAGCTCCAACAAGATTTGAGATATTCTTTCGTCAGTTATGTTATCTATATCAATATCTGATAAGAATCCAGTTAGTTCACCAAATGTTACTCCGGAAATTCCAACATAATTTTTTAATCCAAAAATAGGATTGCTAAGCTCCTGAGTTAATGCCTCCAAAATAGACTTTATTTTTTCAATTGGAATGAATTTAAATCCACCAATTTTAGATACAGAACTTAATCTTATTCTTTTTTTGTTCTTACTTTCTACCTCGCTGTTAACCGAATCAACGCTTGATAGTGAGCTTCTAAGGCTGCTCATATACAAACTTGGTAAGCCACTAGAGTGAAGTCCAGTGGTTATATTCGGCATATTCTGGAGGGCTCTATTTATTTTTACTCTTGCGTTTACAAGCTCAGAAATTTTCTGAGAATCACTATCAGATATTTGTTCAATTTTATTTTTAGCAAATGTAGCAAGCTCTTTTATTGGAAGATTATAACGACCAAGCTTATCGGCACTAAGAGGCCTGATATCCGTGCCCTTAAAAGCTATCTTGACTATAGAGCCGCCAATAAGCGGAACGACATCAAAGTCGCCACTGCCGGCACTTGAAGCCTCCGGAAATAGAACCTCATAGCCAGCGCCTTCTAGGCCGGCACGGCTAGTTGATTCGTCTTCCTCTATGCAGTTTACCTTGACTTTAGAGAAATCTTCGTCCGTATTTATGGGTCCGATTAGATCTAATAAAATCTTTGAAGAATTAGCCATCTATATAGCTCCAGATATTAACATATTACCTTGAATAATAATATTATTCAAGGTAATCAAATAAGCAGTGAGCCTGAGCCAAAACTCCCTCTATTGTTGCAGTAGGGGTGTCTATAGATATTGGATCCTTATAGGTCTTTCTGGGAGACTGATTTCCTTCTCTTACCTCAACACTCTGTCCGGCTAAAATCAGCTTAGAAGTACTTTCTAGGCAGATATCTCCGTCATTTCTTATAATCATAGGGCTGCCAGTATTCATGCCAGCAATTACAAGCCCATTTTTACTTATGGAGATTATATAATCTGATGCGTTAGTCTCTTCGGCTTCTTCTCCGAGAAATCCCTTGTGATTAACATTTACTCTTAATTCAAATCTTCCTTCATTAAATTTATCACCATTTGTTCCTCCAACATTTATGAGGGCATCTCCATCTGTTTGTAGAATTAAACTTCTATTATTCTTATCTTTTCCAAACCAAGCAATCATGCTTCCTGCGGTATCTAATATAATACTTTTCATATCATTATGATCCGCTCCAACAGATGCCTCAATTGCTCCTTCAAAATTTAGATTTGCGCTCTTTCCGCCAGAAGCTTTCCTGCTCTCTCCAGACTCGTCAACATTGGTTGTTGATACGACATCTCCATCATCATTCTTACTTACCGCGAATGAGTTAGTATACTGATAATTTGCTCTATTATCATTTTCATCAAAGTCAAGAGTAAGATCTTTTCCAGCCACCAAAACTCCACCGCCCGGATCAATAGCTGGACTGCCCGGAGAGACTCCTACTGCTGCCATATAAGTTACTTGAGCTGAATCTTCCCCATTTAAATCAAGTGCCTCAGAGCTTCTTTCAAAAGATTTATTTATAGAGTTTCCCGGAATAAACCCTACGCATGCTGTGTTTTGAAATGGAATCAAAACGCTATTAATGGTGTTTGCTATCAGCATCTCAGCAGCAGCATAAATATTATGATGTTTTGTTGGGTTTATTCGAATATTTTCAGGCTGCTCAGCGGTTTGTTCTAATCCCTGGAAGTAACTATCATCATTTGAGTGTCTAATTCCTGTAAATCTAGTTACGCCTTCTCCCTCAGAAAGAACGAGATCTACGGCAGATTCAGACGGAATAAGAATTCCGCTCTCAGCATCCCTTAGTGTTATTGGAATTTTTTCTTTTTTTCTAAAGTTATATGTTGTTTCTATCTTCTCAGAAGAATCAGAATAAAACTCAGCAAAGTTTGGATAAAAAATATTTCCAGTATCTGATGTCGCAGGGATGTTCGCCTTTAAAGCCCCCTCTTTATCAATGGAAAAAATGAAATTACTTTCATTATTAGATACCTCATTGGACAGGCTGTTTGTTGATAGCTGGAAATGATATCCCATTCCTCTGCGAGACTGGAGCCGGCCCTTCTCATATTCCAATCGAATGTCTGATTCATCGGCCCGACCACCAGCATTACCAATAACAACTCGGCCATAATTTGGATCTAATAGCTCTCCTCTTGAGTTGATAACGTTTCCTGCAATAATCTCTATAAGCTGGTGAGGCGCTAAATGTAAAGCATTCTCTTGAGAAATAGCTCTTGTTTCTTTGTTATTTGAAAATTTAGATACATTTATTGAGTCAATTTCTCCAGATTCAACATCCCAGCCTCTAAAGTAATCAGATTCAGAAATCTCATTAATAACAATTCTGTACTCAGATAGAGCAGGATTTCTTTTATCTCCAAAAATACTTGATCTTGCAGCTCTAAACCCCGGATATATTCCCCTTACCATTCCGTAGTCTAAATTATATGTTTTTAAATCATTGCCAATATCTGCAATTCCGCTTTTTTGAGTGAATCCAGATGGAATTCTAATTGCGTCTCTTGACGTAATTCTGTGGGCCGAACTAACCAGCTGCATAGAGTCGGATACTAATGCCGTATTTGTTTTTACGGAATTTGCTTTAGATATAAATAATCCACTAGAATGTTCGTTCCCAAGAAAAATTCCAGCAATAGCTCCGTCTCCGCCAAATAAATACAGTTCCCCGCCACCAGCGCCTACGGCCTTAAGCTCTCCCGGCACCAATCCCTTTGTTGGATAGTTGGATCTTCCTGCTAAAGTATTTCTCGAAGGCGCTCTTGATTCGGAGTTATCTCTATCTGCTTTAGGAATAATTCTTAATGCCTGGAATATCCCCTTCCCGCCTGGAAAAACTCTAGAATAAATAACAGTATCACCAATGTCTGGATGCTGATAAATTCCTGCGCTGCCTGTTCCTCCATAGTAAACTGGAGGAATTATTATTGGATCCTTAATATCCGTTAAATCAGTTACTACATGCAAATCTCCAGTATTTTTATCAACCTTTATTATTCTGCCTTCTTTTACTTTATATTTTTGGAGCTGATTCTTTACGCTATCCACGCCTACTTTCATTTAAGTAACCTCCTTACTGAGAAGGCCTGACGGAATATCAACTATCCCTATCTCTATTATGCCTGATTTATAACCCCTCGATGCAGCTCCAACTACCTCTGTTCGTATATCAAGCCAGCCGGCTTGGCTTGGGCCGCCCTTCGGAAAAATACCAGATGCCTGATCATCGGTCAGCGAGCTAATACTTTCATCATGCTTTAGGGCAGACAGAATTCTTCTGTCCAAACACTTGATTTCTCCAATTTGATTTTTATCTGTTTTCTTGAAGTATGAAACTTGCTCAATAATTTTATTCGCAGGAACACTCCGAACCGGCTGACTGTTGGGCAGGGTCAATGGCTTTAGGGTATTTTTTCCGGCTCCACCTAATAGCGGATTCTTCTGAGATATCTGGGAGGGTCGCTCAAATAGCTCCCTTATCTTTGCCATCTTACCTTGAGCGCTCTCAATCCCTTCTTCATCATCTTCGTCTAGTGCAAAGCCTCTTATCAAGAGGTACCTTGACCCGGAAAGACTTCCGATTAAATCTAGCATCATATTGGTGAATCTAATCTGATTATCTTTGAATGACAGGAGGCTAGCTAAAGACGCATCATCTGACGGGAATACTAATGTTGAGTCTGGATTGAGTGGTCGATAATTATCATCAGTTTCGCTTGATCTATAGATTAGCGTTGGGTCATCTAAAAAGCTAGATACCAGTTGCTGGCCAATAACATCTAGCGGGCCGGGTATGTAGCCTCCGACGGGGTGACCATATTCAACGGTTAAATCTGTAGTAAATGAACTGCCAAAGTTAAAAGTGTGGGCGACACTTTTCACGTAATATAACAAGCCTTTGCTTGGAATATAAACGGTATCTCCAGGCTGATAGAACTCATTTCCGGCGATAGTAACTGTTCCGGTATTTATCGATAGCTTCTCCATTCCAAGCTTCAAAATTGCATACGGTTTCGCCTGACCATTAGAATCACTTATAAACGGAAGAGATAGCTGGTGCGCCTGGTAGCCGTACTGTCTCCATAGGTCAAAATCTGTTGCTCCAGCCCAGAAGTAAAGATCCTCAAGTCCGCGATTTATATTTGCGCCGAAGCCGAGTGGGGCGTCACCCTTTATGTCTAATCTGGTGAAATTGGGAGGATTCTCCTGAAAGGTGGAATTAAGAATATGCTCATCTTTCAATATGAACCTTTTTCCAGAACCCTGCCCTAAGAGGTTTCTCGTGTCATCCTCAATTAAGTGATCATATAAGGATCCTTCTGCCATTTTGCCAGTCAAGATGTCAGATCTTGTCTGTAGGGCGTTTGCACTTCTTTCTAAAAAGTCTACAACTTTATCATTTATATTTAGCTCTATCCCGTCTGACTCTTCTCCAGTTCGAAGAATAGTCTCTATCTCCTTAAGCTCTTCTTCTTTAGCTAGATTTGCCTGAAGCATTGAAACGAGACTATCTCGATCTGATATTGTCTTTTCTAACGTACTTATTAGCCCACTAGAGCCTGCGAAGATAGCCTTGTCTCTCGAATCTTCATCTGTTATTTTGTAAACAAAATTCTTATCATTAAACTCGGACTCTATGTGCAATCCATTTGCCGGGTCGCGACCGAATTGCCTTTTGAATGTATTTCTAATATTATTTAAGTCAGAAGCCGTAAAGTTCGTCGCAGGGGCTTCGCCCTCGCCTTGTGATCCGGTAGACCCTCCCGCTGGAGTCTGCAGATCGCTTATTACGCTTGATTGCTCTTGAATAATTTGATCAAAGACGCCCAATAATTTATCAGTATTTCCCCCTAAGACATCTCCCTTATGCTGAAAGCTTGCAGATAAATCTAGACTATTTTCCGCCTGCCTTACCGATCTGAGTGGATCAGTAGATGTTATATTTGTTTGAAATAATCCTAAAAATTTTGTTTGAGCGGAGCTGCTAGGCTCCTCACCGGGAGTGTTACTATGATTTATAACAACTCCAAAAAACGGAAGAGAATCTGCTCCGCTAAGATTCATATTTGGAATAAGATTTTTATCAGGATATTGTCCTAAAAGCAATGATATAAGAACTATTTTTAGATTATACGTATGTATCTGGAGATACATTCCTTCTATTCTTGTTTGAAATAAGTCTGTTATAAAGCTAGGAATAATGCTCTTATTCTCTTTCTTTTGAATTCTAATTGATTCCTTAAGAACACTTAATGGAACCCTGTTCCACGGCGGTGGCCTAAATTCCAAGTGACCCTGGGAGTTCGCAAAGAACTCAAGATCTAAATAACCAGAAGCTTCGCTGCACAACTGCCATGAGTTCTTGAACTCTCCATCAAACAGCTTCCAGCCGCCTGTGTTTAAAGCCAAAATAAATGGCTTAATATCCGCTGAGTCATACTGGTCAGAAACTATTAAGAGGTTTCTATCTCGGTTAAGCCTAACATCTTCTATTTTCCTCTGAGCCCCAACAAGCATCATAGCTCTAGTCACATCATTGTTTTCCTCTGCATCTCCAGACACAGGAAGGTTTACCGCTCCTGATAAACTAATTTGAATTCCAACTTGATCCTCAGATGTTAAAGCGTTACCTGACGTAGTACCTATTTTAATTTGATTTCTAATGGCATTATCAATTGTTTCTATTTCCGATTGTAGTGTAGATACAAAGGCATTTATTGGAGAGATTCTTGATGGGCTCTTTTTTATATCTGCAATTTTTCTCCTTAGAACCCTCTTTCTTTTCTGCAGCTCCTTAACATTATTGTTGGCCAAGTCTCTTGCACTGGCATTATTAAATGCCTGCTCGGTGCTTGCTGAGTTCATTGTTAACATTCGATACGGCTGAAAATTTCCATAATAATTATTTTGTTTTCGAATAGTATTTAGAACTCCGGTTAACGGATCAAGGGGACTGAGTCTTGATGACTTATCTCTCTTATTATGTGCTGCAAACGCCTGCTCAATAAAGCTTTCTATGTTATATGGCTGTCCAACAATCAAAATGCTTAATATGTTTGGGATATCTAAATTATTTAAAACATTATCTGTGACAGTTACTTGATTTACTTCACTGTGGTTAATATTATCTTGTGATTCTCCAGTAGCATCTGCAGCCTGGAATCCGGCAGTAGCCGTTATTATTCCAGACTTCCATCTATAAACAAATCCACTTGGATGCTGTAAAATCTTCTTGCCACTGAGCGATCCAATTCCGTTATACTGACCCTGTAGTAAATTTCCTTCTGATGCATTTTGTCCGGCAAATAGTCCAGAATCGTAGCTAAGCATTCCAGTTTGTAGTAGCTGTTTATTCTCATGCAAAAGCTCTCTTGATCCGGGAATTATAGCCCCCTGATCATCTCTGCTAAAATCATATGGAGTTAATGGATCTTCGAGAATTCCCTTTGGGTCTGCTAGCGCTGGCCGAATGGCAAACTGGCTCCACTTGAGCCAAGACATATTATCTGTACAAGATACGCTAAGAGAGTGGAATCCGCCAGAATATGTTTCTGACAAAGAAAGTACATATCCACCAAAAACGTGGATCATCCCGAATGAATTATCTTGATTCTTTCTAAGCTTTTTATATTGTTCTATGGAAATATCCTGATTTGTGTAAAGCTGATATTCTGCCTTAAGAATAGAATTATCTATATCTAAGAACTCACCATCAAACGGTGACTCGCTCGCCTCCTCTGGGTACGCTGACCCAGAATCAGTATAGTCGGTAAGAGTTCTGTTTCCCCTTATGTAAAAATGAACAGGATCTGATGCATTTATGAAGTTTTTACCTAAATAAAATTCTCTTAACCTATTTCTGATATAATCTATATCTAAAGAATCGTCTGCAGAGCCCGCTCCTGCCAATTCTATAACTGATGATATTGCAGATGATGCATCAAGTTGTGGAAGATTTCCGGACATTCCCTCTGACCCGAGCCCGCCACTTAATAGTTCTGCGAGAATTCCAACAGACCCATGTAGTGCTTCTTGAATCGCGCATTCTATGTCGTCCTCTAGGATTACTCCGATCTTGTATGGATATACCAAATTGAAACTTGCAGTAGAGGGATTTGAGTCATAGCTAACACTTGTGGAAAAATCGCTAAACAAGGCTAGCTCGATTACTCCGGTACCCGGCCCAATAATCTGATTCTCCGGATTATCTGGATCAACAATCCATGTTGTTAGATTATTATCAGTGGAGAACGCATTTCTCCTAAGGACAGATGCTATATCGGCATTTACCTTGTCATATTCTTCAACGGCAGAACCATAAGATACCAAGCTTCCAAAGTCATCAAAGAAATCACCAATAGGATCTTCGGGTGTCGTTAGTCCGTCATATTCGGCTCCAAACTCAACTCTTTTCTTTGATAATATTTCGCGAGCCTGAGAAGATGGTATATTTTTTAAATATTCTCTATTCGCAATAGATCTTCTTTCACCAGAATTAACTATAAATGTTCTAGTTGCCAGATCAAATGTTGCTTGCGATTCACTGCCACTGGAAAATTCATCAAAATTTTGAGTAGTAGTATCAAACGATGCAGCAGACATATCTTTATCTAGCCATACCTCTAGCTTCTCAGTTACATATTCTTCTTTTGTTTTTCCAAGCTTATCCACATTTAGAAAAGATCCTTCTTTCAGAAGAGAAGATAGCAGGTTTACGCTATACATATGATTATCAGAAAAGAAATTTTCAAACTTAGTCAAGCTCTCATAGGCTCGAATCTGCTGAACCTTAAATGCAAAGAGCGCCTTAGTAGCTTTTAGTAGCATCTTTTCTGTTTTATCAATAAACCTTATGTCATTAATCCCGCCAAATGAAGAGAAAGCTTTCTTCTTAACCAGAATAACTGCGTCTGGAGACATCGTTACAATATTTCTCGTATCAGGAGTTATAGATACCGAATGATCTTGATTCAAGAAGATTGAAGCTCCAGAGTTTACTAGTGATGGTTGATTTCCGGTACCACCACCAAGTTCGACATGAGCCGGATGAGAACCTCCGATTATATCGGACGTAGCCTTAAGGAGAGCGCTCGATATATTTCTCTTTAGAGTGTTTCTGGGCATACTTATATGTTACTAATTCTATTCTAGAAAGAATTCCTTCTTTTGATTGGGACAGAATTTGGATCCTCTTCTACTTGAGCCTCATCATCGAACGATGATGAAGTATTTCCAGAAGGCCCTATTGAGTTATTTCGATTCACAACTAGCCTAGGATTTCCTATATTATTCCCAGAGTCTATCACCGGAAATGATAGCTCATCACTTCCCGGAGATTGCCCCTTTGACTCTGTTGTTCCTAGGCTCATACTTGCTTCCTGATCATGATTAACTGGACTTCTATGCCATGGCATAAAGTTAGTTCTCTCTCCGGTTCTCCTTGTAACGGTAAAGCCGAAAGAATAATCAAAAAGCCCAGGTTGAGTAGCTAGTTCTGTTGTTGTAAAATTTGAAAAATATCCCCTAAAAAATTCTCCCTGATAATACATATCAACGTTAGTTGCAAAGGCTGCCAAGCTAGGTATGGTTTTGAAGACTCCGGGCCTGCCGAGCCTTGCTCCGCTTTCTGATCCAAAAATTAAATCTATTGAATTAGACACTCCATCCACAACCTGTGTGAATGCACCTCCCGTCAGGAGGTCCGAAACATTGGAAAATTTTCCAAATGCATCATCTCTTTTTGCCAAACTATTTGCGGCATCTTTGGCATCTTGAGCTGCCGCCTCCGCAATCTCTCTTTGTCTTTTTATTAAAACCCTTCTGTATTGAATCTGCTCATGTCTATAAATAGACCGAAGTATATTAATCCCCTCTATGCCAGATGAGCCGGTTGTTCCATTTACTTGAATTTTCGGAAGCTCCTCTCCCCAATACTGAACAATATATCCGCCCTTCGCAAGATCAGCCTTAACGAGCTTTGCCTCAGTAACAACAAAGTTTTGAGGATTAATATACATTTGTTTTTTATCCCAAAAAACCTCTCCATCTTTTGATGCAGAGTAAGGATTTTGATCATTAACAAAGGCTTCCATCTCTAATGGAAGAAAAAAGATAATTGTTTGCCTGCCTATTCTATGTTGGGATGTCATTTAATGATTTTCTGTTACTTGCTGCCCGAGGCTAGCGGAAATAGCAAGAAGATTTTTGAGTTCTTCAGTCATGCGGACGTCCACTACTACGTTTTTGTTGTTTTTGTTTGAATCAGTAAAAGCCCTGAGCGCTGCGGCTAAGTCGTCAGTTGTCGGCCCAGAACTTCCGCCGCCTGGGTCGCCGGATGGAGGAGTGGCTAAATTTTGTTGTGTATTCCTATCGACTTTGCCAGCATCAGTTTCTGCTCCGAGAACACTTGCAGCTCCCGTCCCATCTGGGCCTGCACCTATTACTCCCAAAAGCCTATCAACTCCAGCTGCATAGGTGCCCACACCATCTCTCGCTGCTTTTGATCCGACGTCAACCATCTCTTCAAGTTTATCCCTAAGAAGCTCTGCGCCGCCTCTTTGTTTTAAAAGTGTTTCGCTCGCTATTACTGCCAACCAGTTTGATTGTGCGGCAAGATGCCTGTTTGACAGCTCAAGCTTATCTAGAGTCTGATCTCTGCCATCTTTTTCTTTAGCTATCTGCTCTTCGAGTAATGCTTTTGCATCAAGATCTCCAGATCTTGTTGCATCATCTAGGTCAGCTAATAACTCAAGCGTTCTATTTGCTGACGCCTCATCCTTTATTCCAAACTGATTCACTAATAGTTTCTGCTGCATAAAAAAATCTTTCTCTAGCCCAGGACTTTCTGCGGCCTGTGAAACCGTCACAATATCGCCGCCAGTAAATGATGCCAAAGTATCTCTCATGCCCTTTGCTAATTCGGCTCCAAGATCTGCTTGACTTCCTGTTTTTTCTGCTTCCAAAACTGCGGCTTGCAATCCAATCGATGAGCTTAAAACTCCTCCGCCTCCGCCAATATCCAGGCCCCCTCTTTGAAAGATTAAATAAGCATTTGCATAATCAGTTGTAAGGCTTGCTAATGAACTTGATAACCCTGCGGTTAAATCTGTTGCGTTTTCTATGCCCAGCCCCATATCATTCATCACTCTTGCAAACCCTTGCATTAGAGGAACGCCAAAGTCAGCAGATATGCCAAGTTTTGTAAATCCGGAAACAGCACTATTTAGGGTTTCAGAAACGCTTCTTATGCTGAGGCCAGTCTCCATTGATACTCCACCAAACATTGCCATCATCTCTAATGCGTCTTGAGCGCTTTTGCCCTGTTTGTTTAGAGCTGTGCTAAGAAGCCCCATGCCTTCGTTGGCCGTTAGCCCACTTGCGGCTGCCAAAGACCATGCAGCAGCCAAAAGACTTGTGTCTCCAAGCCCTGTTCCAACAGTTTTGTTTAGCTGCTCTAGGGTTACATTTGTTCCTGCAGATGCATCTGCAAAAGCTTTTAGCTTGTCTCTCGTAAGGTGTAATGTTTCACCGAATTGACTATATGTTTCTTTCCTTAGGGCTTCTCCGAACTTAAAGGCTTGCTCAATCGTACCGCCAAATTTCTTATTTAGATCAAAAATACCGCTAGCAAAGGATCTCACATCCCTAGACGGAGCATCAAAAAAATCAAATGCAGCCTTAAGTCCTGCATCGCCAATACTAATAAAATCTGAAAAAGCGTCTCCGACTACCCCAATTCCTTTTCCCAGACCCTCGAAGCCTTCTCCAACCAGTGGACCGGTAGACATTAAGGTAGTTATAAACCCTAAAGAGTTTTTTCCGGCATCTACAAAGTTTTCTGCACTTTTCGCCAGATCCTCGAAGGCGCTTGTCATGTCGCCAACAGGCTTTGCGCTATCCGAGCCAAGACGACTCAGGCGATCAACAGCCTCTCCCATACTTGTGATCGCCTTAGCGGCTTTCAACGCGCTGTCGGTAGTCTTTTTAAACTTGCTATCTTCTGTCGTCATAAATTAACCTATTCTTCTTTTGCAAGATTAAGGAGCCCAGCCAAATTCTTTGGCAAACGGACATTTCTTCCGTCTCTAGCTCTCTCATTATCATATAAATTAGTATTTTTATACTTTTCTTTAATAGCCTGAACAATATGGTCGTCTTTGAATGATCCGTCTAGTATTTGCTTCTCGAACTCTTCGTCATCCATAAACCTTGGATCATCAACCGAGTCTCGAGAATCACGAACCTGCTTAACTGCCTCTGCATTCCAGAATGATGCAAGATACTCTGTTAGGCTTAATTGGTAGTCATATTGATCTGACTCATCTTGATAAAACATTTGAGCATACCAAGCCCACTGCTCTCTGGTTATTTCAGAGAACTTTTCATCATCGACTTTGCAGCCCCAAATTTTGCAGAGTTTCCAACGGAGCCTACTGATAGGCTCCGTTGCTATTTTTTTAGCTCTTCTAACCCGACCTCTTTAGACGAAGTTTTGGTAAGCTCTTCATGAACACGATGTAATCTTTCAACTACTGATAGCTGCAGCCCTAGCACAACGCTTAGGCGCTTATCCTCATCAGAAATAATCTCAGTATCTTCACATAAATCAGCCAGTGGTACGCCGTTAATTGTTCTTAAAGAGAATGACAGAGTAAGGGGCCTGATATCAAGAAGTCTATCGACTTCCTCTGAGGTCATAATCTTCCTCATAATACTTTTTTGTTCATTTATATTTAAAGTTGAAATCTCAAACGTAAAGCCGCCGATGACTTCTTTCCTTGTAAGCCTCCCAAGAAAGGCTAAATCTTTTAAAGAAGACATGCTTAGCTTATTCTGCTTCGGCTCTTCGGTTTTATCTAATTTAACTGGATCTTGACTCACGGGGCTCTCTCCATCTGCTTGCTCATTATTATTTGAGACTTGTC